GCCGATCGAACGCCCGGCCGGCTGGCGAAGGGACCACCGGAGCGTTCGGCTGGCGCGTCGGTGTCAGCGCAACCAGGTCGCGCCACAGCGCGGCAGGCACGCCAACGGTGCGCAGCTTGGCGCCCTTCCCCAGAATCCTCGCCTCGCCCGCCTTGCCGACCGGCGTCATGTCCCGCCAGCACAGCCCCGCAGCCTCCGATGCCCGCAGCCCGCAGAGATACAGCAGGCGCAGCAGCGCCTTCCGGTTCGTGTTCTGCTCGGCACCGATCATCCGCTGAACGTCGGCCTCGGTCAGAATCCGCTCGGCCGTGGTGGCGGTCGGCTTCGCCAGCCGGAGAGCGCGGCCGGGGTCCGTGGCGATGGCGCCCAGCCCGTGCGCGAACGTCAGCAGCGACTTGGCGGCCGACAGCCTCCGCACGCGGGAGGATGCGCGATCGACAACGAGGGACGTGTCCCACGCCTGCAAGTCGGCCAGCTCGATCTCGGCCAGCGGCTTGCCGGCGTGCGCCAGGAATCGGGAGGCATCATTTCGATAGGCGGCGACCGTGTTTGCCGGCCGTCCATGAAGCCAGGCCCGAATCAACATCTCGTCGCCGCCCGGAAGAGCGCCAACTGCTTGTGATTCCACGGTGTTCTTGTCCGAAGGGTGGTTACATAACAGTTGTTATGTCCCGCGCTGGGCGGATTATTTATCGCTTCGCCTGCTGTCGCGGCCGGTTATTGTCGCACTGCGCGACGGCTTATGTATCGGCCCCGGGCAATCCGGGGCAGTTTGGTGTCGCTCCAGAAACGGAGCCCAACGACCAAATCGCGCCGGAACGTGGGTCGGTTGCGGCGTGCCGCGTGCGGCGTCGGCGAAGATCGGTGCGATCAACAAGAAGATCGCCGCCATGCGCGCGCCCGTCGAGCGGGTGCAGAAGGCGGTTGCCAGGTTTGCCAACGTGACGGGCCTCAGTGCGCTCGGCAAGGGTTTTGGCGAGATCGGCCGGCGTTCCCTCGATGCGTTCCGCTCGGTCAGCCGCATCGTGGAACCGCTGGCCGCGATCACCAGCGCGCTGTCGGTCGCCGGCATGGCGCGGCTTGCCTTCGCCTGGGGCGAGTTCGGCGAGAAACTGAGCATCGCCTCGCAGCGGATCGGCACCTCGACCGGCCGGCTGCAAGCGCTGCAAGGCGGTGCGCGGCTGGCGGGCGCCTCGGCGGAGGCGATGACATCGGGTCTGCGCACGCTCGGCGACACCTTGACCGATGCGGTGGCGGGCCGCGCGCCCGAGGCCGTGGTGATGATGAACACGCTCGGCATCGCCTGGCGCGACGCCACCGGGCACGCGCGCAGCGTCACCGACGTGTTGCCGGAGCTGGCGGACCGGATCGCGGCCATCAAGAACCCGGCCTTGCAGGCCCGCGTCGCGACCGCGTTGCTGGGCGCGGCGGGCGAGCAGCTTCTGCCGTATCTGCGACGCGGGCGGCAGGGCATGGCGGAATACGCCGAGGAAGCGCGGCATTATGGCGTGACCAACGAGCGCGCGGCCGAGGTGGCGGAGGAATTCGCGCGCCAGCAACACGCGCTTGGCCTGGCGACCGAGGGGCTGACGAACGCGATCGGCGAGGCGCTGGCGCCGGTGCTCGGTCCGCTGCTGCACGACATGGCGGAGTGGATCGCCGACAACCGGGCCTGGATCGCCACCGATATTGCCAAGGCCGTCCGCGGTTTTGCTGGCGATGTGCGGTACCTGGTCGGGCAGTTCAGCGATGCGCACACCGGAGCGATGACGCTCGCGGCGTATTTCGCGGGGCCGTGGCTTGCCGCGATGATGCTGGGCCTTGGGCCGGTGACGGCGGCAATCGCTGCCATCGTCGCCGGCATGGCGCTCATTCATGCCGGCAGAGATGTCGGGAACCCGGAGAACCTGCCGGCGGATTCACCGCTCTGGGCCGGCGTGCCGGAGAAGGAACAACTGAACTATCGGAACTCGCCGGCGAGCCGGAAGAGCATGGGCTGGGGCAATCCGAACCCGTTCCACTGGTGGAACCCGGGGTCGTGGCTGGGACGCGAGGACCATCTGCCGCCGCCGCGGCCGGCGTTCGATCCGAACGCACCGAATGGGGTGCCGCGGATTGGACCGGTGTTCGGTCCGCAGACGCCGCGGGCCGACGTGACGATGGATCCGACCAAGCGCGGCTTCCTCGCGACGCTGGCCGGGCCTGAGTCCGGCGGCGCCTACGACATTCGGAATGGCGGCGCGCGGTTCTCCGATTACTCCCACTTCCCGGAGGGCATCGGGCGCGGCGGCACCAGCACGGCGGCGGGCGCCTACCAGTTCACGGCCGAGACCTGGAAGGAGGAAGCGGCGCGGCTGGGCCTTGCGCGACATGACGCCGGCAAACCAGGACAAGGCGGCGTGGGACCTGGCCGAGCAGCGCTACCGCGTGCAGACCGGCCGCGATCTCGAAACGGACCTCAAGGCAGGGAACCGGCAGGCTCAGATCGCCGCGGCGCTCGGCCCGACCTGGCCGTCGCTGCCGGGCGGGTCGCAGTCCCACCAGACGTTGGACCAGTTCGATGCGTCGCTGGCGCGCAACACCGCCGCCGCTGGTGCTGATCAGGCGGTCAACGTCGCCGCCGCACAGGTCGCCAACATCGCCGGCGGAACCGGTGCGTCGCCGACCGAGGTCAACCACACGGTGACCGGCGATGCCAACCTGCGGATCACGCTCGGCGGTGCGGTGCCGGAGGGCACGACCCTCGGTGCCACTACGAGCGGCGATCTGTGGGGCAGCCCACCGCGCGTTGAACGCGCCATGGCCGGGGTGCCGGGATGAGCTAGGCCGATCATTTAGAGGTTCGTTAAGCGAGGTCATCCTTATCCTCGCGGTGATCCTCCTTGGCGAACAAGCCGAGGTTATGCGCTTGCTCGAAGACTTCCCACGCGAGGGCAAGAAGACCAGATGCTGCCACAGGGCGTTTCACCCATCGCGAATCGAGCCAGGACGTGGCCTTGTCTATTGCCCCCACTTTCTTGGCTTCTGCCGACATACTTTGGAGCTCGATCCGCAGTGTGTGGTAATAACGCAGGAGATTTGTGTCCTGCTCCGCGGGCAACATGACGTCCCATTGCTCCTCCTCAAGGGGCACAAATGTTACCGTGCCCTCCGCGACTTCCTTAGCCATCGTCAGGTATTCCTGCTCACGTCCCGCCGCGACGATTTTATCGTTCAGCAGGTGGATCCGAGTTCTCAGCGCGACAAGCTGATCACGATTTGTCTTCACTACACCCTCCGGTCGTTGATTTGCCAATACAAGCCTAACGGACCGACCTCAAAAGGTCTGCCCAGCGCCCGTCATAGACGTACGATACATCGTTCGTTTGGGCGGCCATCTCAATCCTTAAGCCCTCGAAGTCGGATCCCGACAGAGTATTAAGTTCGTTCAGAAGGCGTTCGATCGGTACGTCGAGGTAGTTAGTTGTCACCCAAAATAAATAGGCATCGCGTATGGAGTCAGTCACCGATGCGCTTAGCGATTCGCCAACGTTTCTGATCATTTCGTGACATGCGGCTCCGTCCTCTAACGCTTGCATTAGCCGTGCCCGGACGGATCGACGGAAATCCGCCTCTTGGATCGGATCCATCAAAAGAAGCCCGTCTGCGATCCACGACGAGCCGTAGTGAACGCGATAATTATCGTAGTGCCAAACGTGGGCTGGGTAGCCCCGCCACTTGTCCAGGAAGCAGTCCAGCGCTATCCGACGGCAGCGTTGGTCCAAATCGTCATCAACTAGGAATGGAACTAGCTTGACCCCATAGAGGAGGAACTCCGCTTCAAAGTCGGAGGGCAAGTAGGCTGCTTGTTGCCTTATTGTCGTCCGGTTACTCGGTCGGTCGCGTTCCGCAACCCCAGTCGCGGGCCGTGCCGGGAAACGGCTTTGCAGCAACTCCCTGATTCCATCGATGAGCCGCTCGGTTGCTCCTGTCGAGCCGACGAAGATCGAGTTTACATTGTGCCTGATGATCGCTGAGGCGGACCGCACCGCTTCGATGTCAATTTTGTCGACGTCGTCACGGCTGCCTAGAATGTCGGCACGACATAGAGCATCGGTGAACAGGCAATCACGAAGTGCGTTTGTGTGCCAGTAAGACCTTGAATTCCACCGATAAAGTCTCTCATTATGGACATCTGACTTGATGAAATCCACAAGTTTTGAGCTGTAAGGCTCCTCATCAAACGGAAAGAGAATGACTTCGAGCATGGCTTCCAGAAGGCCAAGGATCTGGTCATTCCGATCGATGCCCGTCTCGGCAAACCATATTGTTTGAGAGGGGGTGGTGACCGCATTGATGTCCGAAGCGTACATATCTCTGATCGTGCTGGTGTGGCGCTGAACAGCGTAGAAGAAGTTCATGTGCTCCATAAAATGTGCCAGTCCAGGGCGCATCCGAAACGGAATGTCGGGGGGAGCATGCCGAACGTAGGAAGCGCCAAAACCTACCGCCACGGCGATAATCGTGTGGGGGCCCCAGCTATTGTTTCTCGACAGACCAAGCGTTATGCCGGTTCCCAGATTTACGAGCTGATGAGTCCCGAACTTCATTCTGCAGCCTCCTCCCGCAGGGCGAGCTAGCAATCATTATCCATCTGTTAGGCGGCAGTCAGCCGCGCCGGCGTGAGCCTATTGTCATGCACCCTAGAGACGACGGTATAGGTGTAGATCGACCTTAGGTAGTGTAGTGGTCGCACGCCCCGCGAATAGAGCTGCGCGTGTAACGAAATTCGGCAGGGTGGCCGCCTGGGGCGCAACGTCGACTCGTCATCTGTAGGCCAAGCATGTCCGCTCCCCACAAAGCCGCAGCAGCAGTGTCCCCTGGCGTGGGCCACGGTAGCTGAGCATTCGCATCCATGCCACCTGACCCACCGCCGCCGCCCCACTACGGCCTCCCATCCTCCGCCCTCGGGCCATGGGCCGCCAACCTGCAACCCGCATCGTGGCACGGCGTGCCGTTCGCTGTCGAGGTCGATACCTACCGCGGCGGACGGCGGATCGCGCTGCACGAATACCCCTACCGCGACGATCCCTGGCCCGAGGATATCGGCCGCGCGACACGGCGCATCACCATCACCGGCTTTCTGCTCGGCGATGACGTGTTCGACCAGCGCGCCGCGCTGATCGCGGCATTGGAGCAGCAAGGGCCGGGCATCCTCATCCATCCTTCGTTCGGCAGCATCACGGCCACGCTCGACGGCGACTTCACGATCGGCCAGCGCAAGGAGCTTGGCCGCGTCTTGCAGGTCGAGTTCGGCGTCATTCAGACCGGCGCCGCGCAACCGCTCTATCCCATCGCCGACGCGTCGACGCAGGACGATGCCGAGGCCGCCGCAAACACCTGCGATGCCTCCTGCGGATCGGACTTCATCAGCGATGTCACCGCTGCCCTGGCCTCCGGCGAGGCCGTGGTGGCAGGCGCGGTCGGCACCGTCGCCGGCTTCGTCGCCACCGTGGTCGGCAGCGCGGCCACCGTGGCGCTCGCGGCGGAGCAGACAATCGCCTTGCCGGCCATCGTGGTCGGCTCCGCGCTCGCGGCCGTTGGCGAGGTCAGCGGCCTGGTCAACGACGCCGGGCTGATTGCCGGTGTGGCGGTCGGGCTGGCCGGCAATTTCGGCCGCTACGCTATCGGTGCCCTGACCGCGCCGCTGCCAGCCTCGGCTACCATCGAATCGCAGATCGACGCGCTGACCGTCTCGCGCGCCGCTGTCGGCGCCGCGTGTGGCACCGCACTGGCGGCGGCGGCCTCGGCGCCGCTCGGCCTGCCCCCGTCCGTCCAGGCTGCCGTCGCGTCGCTGGTGGCGGCGATCCCCAACCCGGCCGATCAGCTCCGGCTGCTGACCGTTCTGGCGGGCTACAGTCCCGCGGTTCCAACTGCCACGGCGCCGGTCGGGCTTGCGGTCGCGACGGTGCAGACCGCTGTCGCAGCGTTGATCCGCCGCGCGGCCCTTGCGGCCCTCGTTCGCGCCGCGGCTTCCTACCAGCCCACCAGCTACGACGATGCGGTGGCGCAGATCGACGCGCTGACCGCGATGCTCGATGCCGAGGCTGTCATTGCCGCCGATGGTGGCGACAGCGCGTCCTACACGGCGCTGCGCGGCCTGCGGACGGCGGTCACCGCGGACCTGATCGCGCGAGGCGCCGGGCTGCCGCGGCTGATCACGATCGCCAACCCGGCCGCGCTGCCGTCCCTCGTGCTGGCGTATCAGCTCTACGGCGACGCCACGCGTTCCGACGATCTGATCGCGCGCGCCGATCCGGTGAACCCGATGTTCATGCCGGTTTCGTTTGTCGCCCTGAGCAACTGACATGGCACAACCCGACGACACCCTGACGCTGGTGGCCGGCGGCCAGCGGTTGACGGGCTGGGAGAGCGTGTCCGTCACCCGCGGCATCGAGATCATGCCGTCGAGCTTCGAGATCGGACTGACCGAGAAATACCCCGGCCAGGCGGCCGACATTGTCGTCAAGCCCGGCGACCCTTGCGTGGTGCTGATTGGCAACGATCCCGTCGTGACCGGCTACATCGATCGCTATCTGCCAGCCATTGCGCCACGCCAGCACACCGTGCGCATCCACGGCCGCGGCAAGTGCGAGGACCTGGTTGATTGTTCCGCTGGCGTGTATCCGGTGGGAACGCCCGGACCCGGCGCGGTCTCCTACCAGGTCCGTGGCATGGTGGTCACCACGTCGTCGCTGCTCGCGATGGCGCAGGACCTCGCCAGCCCGTTCGGCATCACGGTGTCATCGCTGACCGGCGACAATGTGCCGGTGTCGGCGGCGGGTGGCGGGCCGGTGCAGTTCTCCATCGTGCTGACCGAGACGCCCTACGAGATCATCGAGCGGGTCGCGCGATACGCTGCCGTGCTCGCCTATGACGGCACCGACGGCAACCTGATCCTCGCCAACGTCAACGCCGGCACGCACGCGAGCGGCTTCAAACAGGGCGTCAACGTCCAGCCGGCCGGCGTCGCCTTCACGATGGATGAGCGGTATTCCATCTACCTGCCGTCGATCATGTCCACGGACTATCTGCATGATCTCGGCACCGGCGGGCTGTTCCTCGCGCCCGCCTATGACACGGCGGTGCCGCGGTTCCGGCCGCTGATCGTCGTCTCGGACCAGTCGCAGTATGGCCAGCTCATCGCGGAGAAACGTGCGGTCTGGGAGCAGAAGCGGCGCTGGGGCCGATCGCAGGCGGTGCGGCTGACCTGTGACAGTTGGCGCGACAGCGCCGGCACATTGTGGTCGCCTAACTTTCTCGCTCCGGTCGATCTGCCGAAGCTGAAAGTGGTGGCGCAGACCTGGATCGTCGCGCAGGTGACGTTCCTCCGCTCAGCGCAGACCGGCACCACCGCGGACGTGGTGCTGATGCCGCAGGAAGCCTTCATGCCGGAGCCTTCAACCTTGCAGCTCTACGACTGGCAGGTCGGCCAGGCATTGCAGCCCGGCGGCGCGGCAAAGCCGCCCGAGCAGCCTGCCGGCACGACACAAGCCACGCCAACTCCGCCGGCACCGACCGGAGGCGCGGCTGCCACCAAGCCCACGACCTTGCAGTTCACCGACTGGGACAAGCAATCACGATGAGCGCGCCCGAACGTCTCTGGCGCCGCGTGTGGAACATGCTGGCGATCGGCAGCATCGGCACGGTGGACGACAGCGGGACCGCGCAGCGCGCGCAGGTGAAGGTTGGCTATCTCGAAACGATCCCAGCCGCCTCCGTGGTGCAGCAGTTCGGCCTGGCATCGGTTCCACCACCCGGCACCGACGCGGTGGTGATCTTCCTGGCCGGCAACCGGGCCTCCGGCGTGGTGATCGGCACGAACAACCAGTCGCTGCGGCCGACCG